ACTCAGGAACAGACAAAGCGGCCGGCATAAGAAGACTAAGAGACTTTATCGAATCACAAAGAGCACAAGGTAAGTCGTGGGAAGATGTCGCTGAATGGGCGATATACTCTACAAATCAGACATCAGGCTTTGATCCCTTTGACCAAACCCAAGTATAGGCGATAGATGAACGACGTTGTAATCTAAAACACTCTATCAACAACACCTATAAATCCATATAGGAAAGCTCATACTAAATCACCAAGACCACACCACCAAAACACGCGTAGGCAAAGAATAATAATACATAATCTAACTTTTGCGTGTGTGTAAGTGGAGGCACATTGTGATATAATACTATTGCCTAATACATTCAATAAAAACTAAGGAGAACAAAATGGCAATAACAACATTCACATACACATTCTTGGTAAGAGAAGAAACCTATGACGATCACGCTACAGGTGCTGGAATACTGGAAGACATTATTAACAATGCTATTCAGTCACACTTCGGTGGTTCTGCTTCGAAAGAATACGATCCCCAATCAGGCAGTATGATCATAGCGATTGACTACGCAGAACACAAGGCTATGATGGAATCAATCGCTTGGGAAGACGCCATTGAAGAAGAAGCGATGCAATGTAAAGAAGAAGAAGATCTTGATGGCTATGATCATCCACTCTACATACACTAATCAGTCTATCAAACAACAAAAAAGGGGTGTCGTCAGACACCCCCATATCATAGCGTTTGATGTACGAAATCAGATTACTTCAGTAGTCAGTACTCAATCTCATCAGGATAACTTACTTAGCGAAATCTACAGACAGAACCGCAGATAACGCAGATAAAACGCAGTCACGCTTTATTCGATGTCGCTTGTATCGATCCATTCGTAATCAGACAGTCGTATCAGTTTATTCGTATATTCGCCATCTTGCTGTACAGAACAGAACAGATATTCGTAGTCGCTTGTCATTTCGAAGAACGCTTTGATCGTCTGTTGTAAAAATGGCAGCAGCTTTTGTTTTGTCGCAGTATCGCAGTCTTCCCATCCGAACTGGCAGACTTGTTCGTTGTCGTACGCGCCGTTCATCAGTTCTCCGACAACTGTATCGCGCTGTATATCGAATAAACCGCCGTTATCGGATATATCTTGTATTGTATATTCGCTGATCTGTTGATTGTATCTGGCTATCGATCGAGGATCAGTCCAGTCGCATATTCCGTCTATCATATTGTTTCCTTGTTTGTAGTTGTATCACCAATATATATTGATATATATATTATACCATACGGATCAGGAGATTACATTTATTTTATAAAAAAAATAGTCAGTCGCCTTACAAGTCAATATGACAGACAGATCCCTACATCCTGTTATCCAGCAGACCAGTAGTGCTGCAGTCCGGCAGTGGTAGGGTGGGGCCCCAACACCGCACAAAATCGAAGTCAGATATAGCTAAGAGAGATACACAGCCCAGAAAAACGCAAAAACGCATACACGCAAAAAAAATACTCCAGGAAAAAAAGTGTGCTATTTATGAGAGGTGAAAAATGGCAAACAGTGTAACAAGACTCAAAGGTCGTAAGAGAGCAGCAAAGAGTTTAGAATGGCAACTATCAATGGCATCCGATCTGCATCTTAGACTGATAGGTATCCGTATTCAACTTGATGAGATACCAGACAAATATCTTCCTCAGGCTCCCTTGGCTCGTGCAACTCTAACACTTATCAGTGAGCAGTTCAGAAAGTGGCAAGTACGTATCCAAAGAGATATCGATAAAGCCGCTGCTGAAGAAGCAAAGAAAGAACTCGAAAAACAAAAGAAAGCAGACGCCAAAAAAAAGCGTACGCCTCGTAGGAAAAAACAGATTAACAAAGATACTTAACTTCTGTAATATAAAAAACAGGAGATTATATGAATGCGTCTATGTGGTGGTTTCACTGCGAGAATGATGATGATGTTAAGTTTTATCGAAGACATATCATCAAGAAGCCAGAAGTTTTGGATTGGATAAGAGAGCAACAGGGATGTCATTACGATGACCACGATGTTGATAGAGTACCGAAGAAGGAGCTTAATACCTGTTTATTAGGACCCTTGCTAAAGAACCTCTCAGAGCTGGATCAGAACATCCTACGACTACACTATGTCGAAGGGCTAAAATGGAAAGAGATTAGTGAAGCTCTCAACTACAACTTGTCCTATCTGTGGAAGAGAGAGAAACGCGCGATGGAAAAACTTCGTGCTATTATTGACAGGGATGGTTTGTCACCTTGGAGGAAAGATGAAGAAACAGATGACTAAAGAAGAGCGGATGAAACACGCTGCTCGTTCTCGTAACTATAAGACCCGCTTGAAACAAGCAGTAGATGGAGGTGACTTCGAAGATGTTGTCAAATCTATTATGCTTCTTGCTATCAAACACAATGATGAGACCGATTGGAAGGCATCACCTCGTACCTTTATGGAACTATTACAAGTATTACATAAGTTCAGGGTAGAGTTTGGTGCAACTGATGGTGACTTTGACGATATCCTAAAAGTACTGGATGGCGGTCAAGGATGAGTTTTGTGATTGATTCCCCAAAATGGTTTGGTAAATATGCCGTTGCACTTTCAGACGGTACATTGATCCATTGCCATAATCTTGCCACTGCGCAATCTATATGTAGAGAGATAAATGAGAATCACAAAAGTCAATAACCAAATCCTTACAGCATTTAAGGACCCAAGGAACTTCTTTAAGTTTCTCAAGGTATTTGACAAAGAAAGTAATAAGTTAGTTCCGTTTGTGTTACGTCCTCAGCAAGAAGAGTTGTTAGATGCCTTGATGAACCACAACAAGATTGTTGTTTTGAAAGCTCGACAGCTCGGCATATCAACCCTATTACGTGCTTATTTCTTGTGGAAGTCTTATATGTCAGATGAACCGACCAGACACGCTATCATCTCTTACACACGAGATAGTGCCGATCACCTTCACAATATGGACAAAGGCTTCTACTTATCACTACCCAAAGCTTTACAGAGGAAACTAAGTAAATCTTCAGCACGTACGCTACAGTTTGGAGATACCAATGCAGAACTCAGAGCCTTTACAGCCGGTGGAAAAGCCGGAGCTACCCGATCATTTACATTTACAGATACTCATATCTCTGAGTTTGCTTTCTTTGACGATCAAGATGATGTGCTTGCCAACATTATGGCCTCGGTTGGAGAAGGACAGATAGTGATAGAGACAACTCCCAACTCACCAGGTGATAAATACCACGACCTAATAGAAAATGCACCAGAGAATGGCTGGCATCTTTGTTGGTTTCCTTGGTACGAACATCCACAATACACCAAAAAATCACAGTTCCATCAACCACAAGTACCAGATCCAACCGAAATAGAGTTAGAAATAAAAGAAGATTTTGATCTGACACTGGGCCAACTATACTGGCGAAGAACAATGATCAGAACAATGGGGTTAGAGAAGTTTAGAAGAGAGTTTCCTGCTACTGTAGATGAGGCTTTCTTTTCAGCATCTAATGAGTTTTTTCCACTTGATATATTAGACGAGCTTACCGTGCTTGATCTGGGTGGGCAGAAAGAGCGATGGTATTGTGAGCCAATACCAGGTGATAAGTTCTCTATGGGTGTTGATGTCGCAGCGGGAAGGGGCGGGGATTACAGTGTTATTACTGTGGTAAGCTGCACGACACACTTACCAGTTTATCACTTTCGTAGTAATCAAATCTTACCACACGAGTTGGCTGATAAGATCTATGACTTGTATTGGGACTTCAATGAACCATACACCATCATAGAACAGAACGGACCAGGTGAAGTGATACTATACAGAATGAAAGAATGGAAGGTGCGCAACCTCTACAAGAACAGTAAAGGCAAGGATTGGAGAACGAGAAAGGAAAATAAAATAGCTATATTTGACTACCTACGCGATTTGATTTGCGAAGGTGTTATCGATGCCGTTGATAAAACGCTTTGGAATGAAATGCGAACAATACAGATTACAAAAGGTGCTCCAGCATCGGCTGGTCACGATGATATGGTGATGGCCACTGCTCTTGCTTGTTGGGGTGCAAAACTAAAACCTACACCCAGTTTCCACAAACTGAGGGCTACAATGATTGATGATATGATTAAATCTCGCCGAGCTGCAAGGATAGTTAGAGAAGGTGGTTATCATAAAAACATACGAGGGTATAAGAAATGAAATATAAAATGACACCGAATATCGTGCAACAAATCTTAAAAATGCACGAAGACTATTGGCACGACAAAAGACCAGACCTTTTTAAGTATAAGATGGCTTATGAAACAAAGTTCTGGGACAAACAAAGCGAAGCACAAATGGCAACCTATGTACAGACTGCTGATGCTTATGGCTATATTGAATCATACATTGCTTCACTATTCGCTCGTAATCCTGGTGTTATTGTAAAGAATGGTATCCGAGGTCGAGGTAATGCAAAGGTAGCACAACACCTTGCCAATGACTTTCTTGGTTTTCAACGCAAACAGATAGAAAATGCATCAAGACTTGCACTAATCTATCCAATGGCCTTTATGAAAATGATGCCGACAGGTAATGCAGATATTCTTAAAAAGGTAGATACTTGTGCAATATCACCTTGGGAAATAATCTTAGATAGAGATGCAAGACGTTATGAAGACCAGAAGTTTATTGGTCATCATTACTATATGACACTACTCGATGCAAGACATAAGTTTGGTGATAAGAAATACGAATCAGTCGGTAAGCAAGAATATTTTGCTCGTTATGACGCAGACTATGATGAATACGGTGGTCGTGATGGTGCAGGTGATGTTGGTGACATTAAGTTTGACCATTATCAGTACATTGAGATTGTAGAAATCTACGACCTACATACAGGTATTATGTACTTCTGGTCACCAAACTGGAAACAAGGTGATAAGTTTTTATTAGAAACTGAAATACCTTTCAGAGATGCTAATGATAATCCAGTTGCACCAATCGTTCCCCTATATTTCAATAGATTACCAGACAAACCAGTAGATGGGTACTCTGCAATGCGAAGGATATACGACCAGATCTTCGAAACAAATATGATTAGAACCTTCCAAGCCAATGCAGTTAGAAAGGCTTCTCGTCAATATCTGATAAAGAAAGGTTCGTTAGATGAAGAGCAAATGGCACAGATTACAAGTGGTATTGATGGCTTATTTGTTGAGGTAGATGAAGAATCACTCGCTGGTGTAATGACACCGGTACCTCAGAATCCAACACCACCTGAGCTTGAGTTCTATGTTAGACAAGTACAATCAGATAAAGACAAAGGATCCATACTGGCACCATTCACAAGGGGTGAATCCAGTCGTACATCAGCAACCGAAGCGGCGGCACTTGCAGCTTATTCATCGTCAGAAATAGGACGACTTGCAAGAGAAAGAGATAATATGATCGAACAACTTGCTTCGACTTATCTCTCGATGGTTGCATTATATATTGATGAAGACGGGGCAAGACAAATGATTATGGTCGATGGTGAGCCAGTAGCCGTAACACCCGAAAATCTTGAAGAAAACTTCCATATTTTTGCACAAGATCAAGCATCTACACCACTTTCAGAGAGTGTAAAGAAAAGAGAGTTCATACAATCAATCCCAATACTTGGCAACCTTGGCGTTCCACAAGCTACAATATTATCAGAGCTTGTAAGAGCACTTGGCTTACCAGAAGATTTTGTAATCAGCGCGGAAGAAAACAGGCAGGCACAGGTTTCCGCAGCCGCAGCAAGAACTTCAGCTGATGCAGTACCACCAGATGCTGCTGAACAAGCAGGAGGATTAGTTTCTACACCACAAGGACCTGCCAACTTACAAGGCATCCTACCCGGTGCAAGGAGCATTAGCTAATGGCGTTCTATAAAGTTTATTGTAAAAAGTGTGATGAGAAATGGGAAGTAATGTGTAACTACGACAAGTTAGCAACACTGCATTGTGGTGAAAAAGACCATTGGGATCGACCTATGTTATTCAATAGCGATACAGATGAAGAACAAAAAGAAGGTTGTGGTAATCTTGTAGAAAGAAAATGGAATCCACAAGATTGTGTCTTTTCTATTGCAGGCAGTAGTATGGATACACACGGTGTTCATAATGTCAATGGTTATTACAGTCAATCATTTAATCGTTACTTCAAGAATAAAAACACAATGCATTCTTGGGCAGAAGAGAATGGTTACAGAAGTGTTTCACAATCTGAAGCAGATAATGCACTACACGCACAATATGAATCACTTAAAAAGCAAGATAACACAGCAGATAAATGGACAGAAAACCTTAAAAAGGCCGGAGGTGACAAAATCGAAGCGGCCGCTAAAACATTTGTACCCAAAAATATGCAAGATAAATAGGAGACTAATATGCAAGAACAAGTAGAAGAAATGGCTATGATGGCTGATATGGCAGAGGCGGAAAAAATCGCTGAGTTGGCACCATCTGGCACCTTTAAGAGAGACAGTGTAAATCGATTGATTAAGTCACTGAATGAAATGTTAAAACACTTTGCAGTACCAGCTCTTGATACTGTTGATGAAGACGTCGATGGTCCAATGCCTTCAGACATTACCAAGACATTGTTAATGATTGATGCTGCATTAGATGATGCAAAGATGGAAGAACATTCTTATGATATACAAGAAATAAAAACGGATCGAGACATTATGATGCTTCGTGGTAAGATCGATGCTGCTGCAAAAGACAGAGCATTTATCGCATTCTTACGTAAGCCAATGCCAAATGATCCGGAAACTGAAGTCGAGGTTAATATCGAGATGGATGCAGATATTCCCGAAGGTTTTCATCGAATGCCTGATGGCAGTGTTATGGCTGACTCAGAGCACGAAGGTGAAGAAGATATGGATAAACTTATGATGGCACGAATGGGCTAATCATACTCACAAACTCATTAGACGTAGGAGAAGAAAAATGAGCATAGATCAAAGCACTACGGGAGATAATCCCACTGCAACTGTAGAATCAACTGCAGGTGAAACAACGTTAGCGACAGAGGCATCTGTTGAAGCAACCAATGATAACATAGGTGGCGAACAAGAAAGTCCCATAAAGAAGGTTAGGAAAGCTTTTGGTCGTACAGCACAAGTACGACAAGAAGAAGCCTTGAGACAAGTAGAGTTCGAGCAGATGAAGAAACCTAAGAATATTTCATTGGAAGATATGAATGAAGTGGATTTGCCAGAAGGAAAAGGTATCAACTATAAAGAAGTTGTACAAGCCTTACCTGAAGATGCAAAGACCTTGATTGGTAATCTTAGAGCCGATTACACAAGAAAAACTCAAGAGTTGGCATTACAACGAAAAGAGTTAGAAGTGCAAATGGCTGCTTTGACGGAAGGAGAGTTTTTTCAAAAAGTAAGAGAACGAGCACAAACACCAGATGTTGAGTTAGATCCTTATAATACAGAAACTTTCAATGCACGTATCGAGCAAGAAGTAGCAAGAAGACTGCAAGATATGTTTGAACCTGTTCGAGCACAACAAGAGTTACAAATGCGACAAATGAAACTACAGGAGTTTAAGACTAATCATCCTGATCTTGAGAATATGAAGACTGAAGTTGCCGAACTTCTTAAGACAAATGTTAATCTTACACTACAAGATGCTTATTTCATTGCAAAAGGTAAGAAAAATACATCAGAACTTGCAGCTTTGCAGGATGAAAATGCCAGAAGAAAAGCAAAGATGCGAGAGAATGGATTGAAGATCAGCAATGGAACTTCAACATCACCTAATCGGCCTCCAAAAGGGCTGAAAGGGTTTGAGCTTTACCAATGGTTCGAACGACAAAAACAAAAAAAGTTTGGAACATAGGAAAAAAATCGTGCTATTTATGAAAGCCCCACTTCGTTACCGCATCATAAAGGTGGATAAGCTACATAAAAGGATCCTCAAGCAGGACAACCTAAAAAGCTTAAGATGTAAAAAAACAAATCAATAACAACAAGCCTTTCTAAATACAAATATTGGAGGAATACATTATGGCTATATCGAATGACGTATTATCATCGACATTGCGTATTCTTTTGGAAGAAGAGTAGATAACCTTTTTAAGGCAGTACCTCTTCTATCAGAGATGCGAAGTGCAGGTGGTATTGAAACGTACGATGGCGGACAAAAGTTAGATGTCCCGCTTATCTTAGCAGAGCACAGCTCTATTACACAACTTTCTAACGGTTATGAACCCGTAAATCTCGCAGTAAAAGACGCATTGAGAAATGCATCATTTAACTGGTGTGACTTCGTGGCTCCAGTCGTTATCACAAGGAAAGAAGAACTTTCGAACAAAGGTGCAAAAGCAGTAGTTTCTATTGCCGAAGCCCGAATGAAATCAGTTATGGGTCTTTTACAACGTGAAGTTGAAAAGCAACTTATCGCTGGTAGTTCAACAGTTTTGACAGAACTTAATACACTTCGTGCTTCAAACGCAGCACGTGCTAATGGTGGATTTATGGCAGGTGCCGCTTATGGTACAGGTCAATCTGGAACCGTTGGTGGTATTGATACGGCAACGTTCTCTACCTTTAACAACCAGTACAAACGTTCTGCAACTCTTTCCATTAAGGATATGACTGAACTTTACATACAGTGTCAAGCTTACACACCCGGTGGTGGTAATCCAAACCTTATTATCTCTTCAGCTGAAAACTACAGAGATTATAAAGAACTTCTTTTTGATAAAGAACGTTTTATGGCAGAAGATTCACTTAACGGTGGGCGACTTGCTCTTATGTTCCACGGTGCGAGAATGTACTACGATCCGTTCCTTGACTCTGTCACTGACGGCGCGAATGACATCCGTGCATACTTCTTAAATACTGATCACCTGAAACTGGCTTTCGATTCTGATGCACAGTTTGAAATGGAAGACTTCGAGCATATCTCCGGATACGCATCACGAAGCGCTAACATTCTTACTCGTCTTCAAATGTACTGTCAGCATCTTGGTTCTCAGGGCTTACTTACTAAATAATAGGGGGATATTATGGCTACAAATACAACATTGCAAAAACTGGATATTCTCGATAGCGATGGTAACGCTTTCGGTGTCAATACTTCTAACAGACGTCAAGTTGAAACATTCATCTCAGATGGGGCCATTGGTCTCGGAGATCTTGTTACTTTTGATGTCGTTGATGGTGGCGGCGCTGAATGTGTCATTAAAGTAATCGAATCACCTGCTAACAAATCAGCTATTGGAGTTGCTCTTAATGCAGCTGCTGGTGCTGGTGAAGACGTTCGCGTCTGTATTAGTGGAATCTGTGAAGCACAGGTCGAAGGTAAAGATCAAGCAGGTAACGCTGCGATCTCAGCTGGAGATTATCTTTGCGTAGGAGCCGTTGCTGGTACATTGTACAAGTTCGGACACCACGCAAATGATAAAGTACCTGTTGCTATCGCAGTTGATGCTTTGTCTGGTGGTGATGCAGCCGCTCAGAAAACAGTCGTTTTCTTGAAGCAGTTTTAATCACACAAACGAATACCTTGCGCCCAGGGTTAAGGGCATTTTTCATAGTAAATGCTTTAGACACATTTGTTATGATCTCCTTGAATGAAACAGTTGGCCCAGCCTCTTATGGGGCTGGGTTTTTTTCAAAGAACAAGAGGAAAAAGAATGAACTTACAGGAAATGAGAAATATGGTCGCATCTATTCTGGACTATGATCCGGATGTGCAATCTTACAGAGATGAGATCAACCGCTTTATTAATGAATCATACCGAAACTGGTTTGTAAGTCGTCCTTACGTGTTTTCACAAAAGACAGTTGATATATACTCAATGCCTGATTGTGATCTGCCTGCTACAGCAAATATACAAGGCTCAAACGCTAATATAAGAAACTTTATCAATATAGGTGCAGCTCTATCTTCAACAGACAGTACTGGTGTTGGTTTTGTAAATAAGGGTTTCTTTAACAGTCACGAAGGATCGATAATCATTGTCTCAGGTGACGATGAAACTTCAAACAACGGTACATTTATTATAGATAAGATAGACTTTGATACCGGTGGCTCACCAGCTCCAAAGGTTTATGTATCAAGAATGTCTTCAACACCACAAGTTGATTGGTCAGGTACTGTCGCTACAGTGGTGGCTGGATCCGTACAACAAAGATATATTACACTACCAAATGACTGCGTTGATTTACTTGGTGTTCAAATCAGAAACATACAAGAAACAACTGATGGTACAAACGCACTTGGTAAAATCTATAATCTTACAAGAAGAAGAGATGAAGAGTTAAATCTTCGTTACGACTTGACAGGTACTCCAACAGAATATATAATGTATGACGGTTATCCAGAACATACAGTTGATATTGATCAGTTTTTACCAAGACAAGGTAAAGACTTTTTTGTTGATACAGCATCAAATACACCTGGTTGGCCACAAGGAACGTATGAGTTTAAGATGTCTTATGTTTGGCGTGGTGTAGAAAGTCAGCTTTCTGATGCACAAGAACTAAAAATATCTGCATCAAACACAATACCACGTTTCAATACAGAAGATACAACTCGTCAAGGTTTCCAAGGACTAAGAAAGAAGTTTTATGTTAGACTTAAATCAGTAACTGGTAAAGACAGTGCAACACACGAAGAAAAGTTTTTTAGAGACTTATCAACTGTGTTCAGTAAAACAACACCAAATGGTGGTGCTGGTCAATATAAATACTACTTGATTGATGATGATGAGACACAAACAAACTGGTCACAATCACAGATTCAGATCGACGCAAATAATGACTTATATCAATACGCAAGAGAAGGTGCAAACTTAGGTAACAGACAGAGAATAAGACTCTATCCTCGCCCAGCAGCATCTACACCAATCGAAGCTCGATACATTTATATGCCAACAGACTTGTTGGAAGATAATGATATACCAAAGGCACCTGATGATACACATCGCTACTTGGTTTATCGTACTTGCGCTGATACATTTATGAAACATAACAATCCTGATATGGCAGATTTTTACGACAGAAAGGCAGAAAAAGAACTCTTAAAGATTGACAACAAATATTTGACACAACGAAGTGCATTGTACATTAAAGAAAACTTTATCGCCGGACCGCTTAGAATAAAACCATATCAGAGTTTGACAAGACTACCGGACGCATAATGAAAACACCAGGCAAAATAGAAGTCAAGCCAATGGTTGGTATCGATGAAAGGATACCAGCACCTGATAATAGTGCAATACTTGTTGAGAACTGGACCTATGATGCTCATACAAAGACGTGGAATAACTTCCTGGGCTTTGAAGAGTTTTTCCATAAAACTAATAGGCCCTACACTTCGGCAACCTCTGCGATATACGATGATTCATCTATTGATTCAATCTATGTTTATCAGCGACATAACTCTTCACAACAATGGTATTTGTATGAGCAAGGTGGCAAACTAAAATATTTAGTACCATCAGCTGGACAAGCAAACGCAAATGTTGCACAAGTATTATTATCAGACAGACACATACCAAACATACAGGAAGCACATACAAACTACACACCGTATGGTCGCTATGTTATTATTACAAATGGTATTGACGGTCCTATTAAATACAGAGGTGGTGATCGAACATATCCACTTGGTTGGGATAGAAGACCAGGAGCACCAGATGTTGTAACACCTGATCAGTTCAATACAGATGTAAAACCTCTTGTGTATGTAGAAGCAACATCAAACTTTGAGTTAGGTCAATCCGAACTACAAGGTGATACCATATACAAATCACAGTTCTTTGAAGGTGTTGGCTTTGTTACAGGATCTGGTGATAATAATGAATACAGATACAAAGTAAGTTTCTTAAATGAAGCAGGATCAGAATCACCAATCTCAGAACCAACACCAAAGATATCGTGGAAAACACAAGAGATCTTCAAAGGAACAAACCATTATCCTAACAGAGCTTGTCCAGTAATGCAGGTTCCAACAGGACCAACTGGTACAATCGCAAGAAGACTATATAGAACTACAAATGGTGGTACTACATTTCAGTTTCTTGATGAAATAAAAAACAATACAGACGCAGTTTATGTAGATTACAGAGAAGACACACAGCTTGGAGCCAATGCACCAAATGATTCTGATTCTGTAGTTATGCCAGCATCTGGTGGTAGATTTACAGCAACATTTAAGAACTGTCTATTTATTGATGGTGGTATTGCTGATGGATCTCGAATGTTTTATTCAGAACCAAACCAACCAGATACTTTCAAAGACACAAACTTCTTTGAGATCGGTACAAGAGAAGGTGGTGACATTACAGGCTTTGAAGTCTATTATAACTCACTACTTGTATTTAGAGAACAAGCAATCGACCTTGTACGAGGTGACTCTCTGAATGGCTTTGAGATTGTGCCTTTTATAACCGGTATCGGCAGTAAATCACACCACTCTATCGTTAATGTACCCACTCAGGGGATTATGTTTTTAGGCCAAGACGGCATATACAGAATCAAAGGTGGATTGGATGGTGGATCTTCATTATCAATAGAAAAAGTAAGTGATCCAATACAACAATATGTTGAAAGAATGTCATTAGATGGTTTGCCTTCTGCAGTTGCTGTATATTCATCAATGTGGAGAGAAGTCCAGTTTTATGTACCACTTGACGATGGTAATCAACTAACACACGGTCTTATATTCCATCTTGATACACAAACATTTAGTATCAGATCAAACATAGATTTTGGTATCAACTGTATTACAACAGATCGTGATGCCAACTGCATCTTTGGTAGATATGTGGATACTGAAGACGCAAACCGTGTAATGAGAGGTATCTTTGTTTTATCGAAAAACAGGCGATATGGTACAACAAAAGTTGGTAGTGGTGAAACAGCTACATTTCCAGACCAACCAGCAGGTTTATCAAAGATAAGAACACAATGGTTAGACTTTGGTCAGCCATTTGTTAAGAAACAAGTAAAGTATGTTTATCTGTATTGCATAACAACAGGTAATCAGACACCACAAGTAACATTTTATAAAGATAGAGAATGGCATAATGGTCAGTCAGTACAAGGTACATTAATGCAAAGAGCAGACCATAACTTTCAACCAGTATATGAACCAACAGATGATGATCTTGACGACTCTCTTGCAGTATGGGGTACATCCAGATGGCAAGATAAACTACTTACAGAGATCAGATATCCTGTTGATCAAGGTTCTTTATCATCCTTTGCACTTGAAATAGAAGCAGATCAAGCAATGATATTTATGGGTTACGCAGTTGAACTCAATGTTAAAGGTCAGGAAACCATTAGAGGAAGGAGCAGTAGATAATGGCATATAGATGGAGACATAATAGTATTACAGGATCACAAGTAATAAATGCGCGTGAGTATGATAAAAACTACAGTACATACACATCAATCATAAATGGTGGTTTGGATCGCGACAACTTACCTGTAAATAGTATAACATTCGATGACTTTGAAGATAAGTCAGTTGGAAGATGGTTATTGGTTAATAACATAAATGCAAGAGACGATAAAGGTTCTGCATTATCTTCAGATTCAAACTATACCGGTGGAACAGTAAATCCACGTGGTAACAGCATTAATGGATTTAAGTATGAAGAATCACCGATCGAAGGTGGTGGCTTTTGGTTTCCAATCGGAACTGCAGGAACTCTTGACTGTGATGAAGGTATGGCTGTTATTAGATTCCACATCAACAGCTACTGTCCAAAATACACAACATTCGTCAAAAGAGGAACCACATCAGAAGTTGCTCGTAAATCAAGGCAGTTCAAAGTAGAAGTAGATGGTGTTGAAGTTGCCAGAACATCAGAAATATTTCCACAGTTTCACTGCACACAGATATTCACACAAGTACCGATCTCAAAAGGAAACCACGAGTTTCAGGTATTTTGTAAAGTACCCGCTCAAAAGCCAGGTGATAACACAAGTGGTGTTGTACTAAACTATTGGGGCGGACAACTATCAGTACATAACAGGAGAAGATGATGGGCAGAGTAAAACTAAAGAACTTTTATCCAGACAATGATGTTACAGATGCAGCAGAAGCAAATGCAAACAACAGTGCTATTAACGGTCAATCAACAAAACTTGATGGATTAAATGTAAAGACGCAAGGTATTGATATGGTCAATCTTGCAGATAATACACATCACAGAGGAGTCTATCGTCAGGATAATACTGCTTACGCAACGTATGGTACAACAGCACCAGCAACTTACAATGGGTGGATATACAATGCATTTACTATCCCAGGTACGCCATCAGGTCAGCACTACAGTCAAACAGGCTCTGCGAATGCTATTTTTGAGTATCCTATTAATCACGATAATCTGTTTGCTATCAATACCACACACTCCAAAGGAACCAAAGTCCAAGTAAATACTACAAACGGTACAGCACTGAAGCAACACGATAAAATACAGGTTGAATGGAATGTAAATGTATGGGACATCTTTCATAATGGTACAGTTGCAAGAACAGCACCAGCAAAATATATGTCACAACTGGTTGATACAAGTTTAAGTGGTGTGGGTGTTGGTGAATACTATTACTTAATCTATCCAAAGTTCAATACTGTATCGAACAGCTTAAATGATGCAGACTTCAAATCAGCAGATGATGCAGGTTTCTACCAAGATCTTGGTGATGAAGATTATTTCGATCCATCAGATCTGACAAATGGTAACTCAGATGTACAGTTCGATTACAATACAAGAAGATACGATCATATGTCTGTTGTTCCAATGCATATTATTACAGCAACAGCATCTGCAACAGGTGGTAGATTTGCAACATACTTTACTTATGACTTTTCAACACAAGAGTATCAATCAGCAGGACCATCAGGTGAGGTGCTTGGACAACATACATTCAATGTAAATGTGGCAAATGGTGGAAACAAAACACT